TGGGAAATGGCTTCGCCATATGCACGTAGCAAAGTGGCAGCAGAAGATGTTATAAAGGAGAAAGCCAATGGATACACTATCTTCCGGTTTTTTAATGTATCTGGTACTGACGGCGTTAATCGTCAACTGGGCGATCCTACCCATCTTATTCGTGTTGCTGCTATGGTGGCTGCTGAAAAACTACCCAGCATTAGGATCTTTGGTACGGACTATTCTACAAGGGATGGTACTTGTATTCGTGATTATATTCATGTTGTTGATCTTGCTAGTGCCATTGTAAAGGCAGTAGAAAACGGACCAGTTAACACACCTTACGAATGTTTAGGTAGTAATCACGGATGGAGTGTGTTAGAAGTTCTTGATACTATGGAACGTGTAACTGGTAAGAAATTAAATAGAGTCGTAGCACCACGCAGAGAAGGTGATGCTGTTGCAAGTGTAGTTGACAACTTGTCTAACTATGTTATACTAACTAAAAGTATTGAGGATATGTGCTTTGACCAATACCAACTTGAGGTAGGAAAAAATGGATAACGACGACTATATTATTAATTCAGAAGATAGTATAACTATTGATGTAAGTAGTATTACAAGTTCTACTATAGATCTTGGTGGTAGTACTCTTACGTTGGATGACAGTTGGGTTATAAACGACGGTACTATTGATTTAGACAGTTTGACTATCACACTAAATGATCCGGTTGAGTTTGAGGACAATATGCCTTCAGTTGCTAAAGTAGAAGATATGTGCAACGATTATCCAGCGTTAAGGAAAGCCTACGAAAACTTTAAAACGATTTACAAAATGGTTCACCAAGACTGGCAAGGAAGACAAGACGATGACGAACATTTCCCTTTCTAAAGATCAATACACTCCTACCTTTAATAGCAATAGCATACGCCGCATTGATCCTACTGGACAATGGAGTAATACCATTGCTATTGATGATCACACTACTACTGACACTACACTACACGTAGACGGTAAACTAGAAGTGCAGGGTAGAGATGTGTTAAAAGAACTTGACGAAATGCGTGATGCTCTGTTATTATTAAAGCGTGACGTGGATATGGAATCTAAGTATCCTAAACTGCGAGAACTCAAGGACGAGTACGAACGTGCTCTAGAAAAATATAAAACTTTTGAGGCATTGAAGTAATGTTACACACCATTGAAGAACTAATTCGTAGACTAGATGTAATGAAAGACAAAGCAATCGAACTGCATCGTGTTCGCAATCAATACAGCGAAATCAGTGGTAAACAATATGATCGTGCATATGCAAATGCATTGCTAGATGATATTCAAAGCATGGCAAGACTTATTGCCGAGGATCGCGAAGGCACAGAAATCAAAACAGAAATGGATGAGTGGAAGAAATGATTGACGCTAGAACAGAAAAAATTGTAAAAGAACTCAAAGACACTGTTAAACAACTTAATAGATTAGATGCTATTCTACAAAAGATGGATGTAACATACAATCTTTCAAGGACAAACAGAAATCTGCCGTGGATTTTAGATGAAATTATACAACGAGTAGAGTATAAATGAAACACAAAACTTACACATGGGACGATGTAGAAAAAGCAGGACACAAAATTTGTTTACAAATGTACAATGATAACTGGCGTCCTGATTACGTTGTAGGCATTACTCGAGGCGGACTTCCATTGGCATTGGTAATAAGTCATATGCTAAACTGTCGTATGGAAACACTCAAAGTAAAACTGCGTGATGCTAAAGATGATGAATCGTGCGAAAGCAATTGTTGGATGGCAGAAGATGCTTTTGGATACGTATATCAAGAAGACCGTGATAAAGTTTGGGGTAACGCATTTAGTGATCCAAATAAAAAGAAAAACATTCTTGTTGTAGATGATATCAACGACACTGGTGCTACATTTGCCTGGATTAAAAAAGATTGGCAAGGTGGATGCTTGCCTGATAATCCCAATTGGGACACCGTATGGGGCCAGAATGTACGCTTTGCTGTTATGACAGAAAATTTAAGCAGTGATTTTGGTGAAGTAAAATATGCATACGACGAAGTTAACAAAGCAGAAGATGATGTATGGTTAATATATCCTTGGGAAAATGATTAAAAACTGGTCTTTATCTAACATCAAATCTGAGATAAGTAAAATTGCGTGGGCAGAAAGCGATTCAAGAATGGATGGCTACGTCACATGGAGTTGTAAACAAGAACTTTACGAAATTCTATGGCATGTAGAAGATCAGTTAAGACGGTGTAGCACTTATGCCGGCGAAGAAGATTTTCTCCTTAAACGTGAAAAAGAATTAACTTGGAGAATGTTAAATGAAAAGTAAGTATGCAATAAAAGTAATGCTGTCTGCTGATGATTGGATTTATGTAACAGAACCAGAAGGATCAATGTTTGAACTAAAACCAATTTTGTTTAACAGTAGACAAGAAGCAGAAGAACACGCTGCTATGTGGGGTGTGAGCAAAGTAGTAAGATGGAGAAACAAATGAGTTGTGGTTGTGGTAGATCGCCAACAGGTAAGTGTATTGGTTGGCATAAACTAACAGAGGAGCAGTACCTCGAGAAAAAAGCACAGTACGAAGCAAAACAAACAGCAAAGGAAAGCAAATGAAGGAACAATTAGTAAAGGCAGCACGGATGCATGCCGAAGGTGAACTAGAACGTGCTAAGACAAACATTATGGTTTACATGAATAACTCAACAGGTATTGGTGAACATAGTGATATTGTTGAAGCAATCCAAGAAGAACTGGATAAAATGGCAGCAGCAAATGATCGTATCGAAATGTTAGACAAATATTTCAGTTAATGCTTGACAAAAACCTAAATACATGGTATACTTAATTATGAGTGTACCATTTTTTATGACATCCTCGTCACTAACTCGGAGAAATATATATGGCAAAAAGTGAACAAATTAAAGCCCGCTTGCAAGATGCAGGCATTCGCTAGTGGGCAGGCGACAACATTTCAGAATTCCTACAAAAAGGCGACAAGGAAGAACTTATCGAAGAACTTACAGGTAAGTTTGAAAGTGTATTAGATAGTTTGTTAATTGATCGACATACAGATCCAAACAGCATGGATACAGGACGACGACTTGCAAAGATGTATGTAAATGAACTAATGGCAGGACGCTATGATCCTGCACCAAATGCAACAGCATTTCCAAACGATCCAAAAGATGGGTATGATGGTATGCTGGTTGTACGCAGTGAACTCACAAGTGTTTGCTCGCATCATCACCAACCAGTTAAAGGTGTAGCATACATTGGTATTATTGCAGCAGACAAATTGATTGGTTTGAGTAAGTACACACGTATTGCACAATGGTGTGCTAGACGTGGTACGCTGCAAGAAGAACTTGCAATGGATATTGTGCGTGAAATCAAAGCAGCAACAAACAGTAAAGATGTTGCGTGTTATATTCAAGCAACACATGGTTGCTGTGAAAATCGCGGCATTATGGCACATAGTAGTCTTACACAAACAACTGTGCTAGAAGGCGTGTTTAAAACAGATCCTGGTGTTAAGAAAGAGTTCTTTGACAATATTAAACTACAGCAGGAGTTTGCACCACGATGAAACTAAGGTACAGTGAAGCATTTTACAGTGTGCAAGGCGAAGGCAAGTTTGTAGGAGTACCTAGTGTATTCCTACGTACCTTTGGTTGTAACTTTCGTTGTATGAACTTTGGGTTACCAAAAAATAAAGATCGCTGGGAACAACACGCAGAAGGCAATCGTTACAACCCAGAAGTTAAGGCATTAATTGATGCAGGTGTACACAAGACTACAGAAAAGTTTGAAGACTTGCCTATTATCCACACAGGTTGCGATACATACGCAAGTATCTATCCAGAGTTTAAAGACTTTAACAAACTGGCAACTGTAGACGAAGTTGTAGAACACTTGATTAGTTTGCTACCAGAAGGCAAATGGACACAAGACAACGGTCAAGATATCCATTTGATTATGACAGGTGGCGAGCCACTACTTGCTTGGCAACGACTCTATGTAGAGTTGTTTGAACATCCTAAAATGGCGGACTTGAAAAATGTTACATTTGAAACAAACACTACACAATCTTTACACGACGACTTGTACAACTATCTTAACACTCAAGACAGATTTGAAGTTACTTGGAGTTGTTCCCCAAAACTTAGTGTCTCAGGAGAACCTTGGGATACTGCTATTAAACCTGAAATTGCTCGTGAGTACAGCCTTGTTGACGGCAGTGACTTGTATCTTAAGTTTGTTGTGGCTGATCAAGATGATGTGGACGAAGTTACTAAAGCCGTTCGCGAGTATCGCGAAGCAGGCGTGGAATGTCCTGTATACCTCATGCCGCTCGGCGGTAGGTCTGAAGGATACAACCTCACAGTACAGCAGGTGGCGAACCTCTGTATGGAACGAGGTTGGAGATTCACCCCTAGACTCCACATCAGCCTATTCGGAAATGCCTGGGGAACTTGATAAAAATTTAAAAACTATTCCTCGGGGTATTCAGTCCGAGGAACAACTTGAAAAAATAAGGAAAGTAATTTGAACAACTATATTTTTACCAGCGAAAGTGTTAGCGAAGGACACCCAGATAAGGTTGCAGACCAAATCTCGGACGCACTCGTTGATGCTGGGTTAAAAGCAGGTGATGAAACTACTCGAATTGCTGTTGAAACACTTGTAACTACCAATCACGTAACATTGGCGGGCGAAGTAAAAAACTTTAATGTAAGCAAAGAAGAAGTCAAAGACATTGTTCGCAATACTGTTAAAAAGATTGGCTATGAGCAAGAAGGGTTTCATTGGGATAAACTAAACATCTACAATGAGATTCACGCACAGAGTGCAGACATTGCACTGGGCACAGACGACTTCGGTGCTGGCGATCAAGGCATTATGTTTGGTTATGCTTGCAACGACAACGATGCATACATGCCTGCACCTATTTACTACAGCCACGAGATCCTAAAAGAACTTAAACAACAGCGTCAGCATGTGTTAGGTCCTGATGCTAAGTCACAGGTAAGTGTTGAGTACGAAGGTGGCAAAGTCAAGCGCATTGACCAAGTTGTTATTAGTACACAGCATGGTGAAGGACAAGTTGAACAGGCAAGAAACATTAGTAAACTTGCGGCAATGACCGTATTAGGAGATTTAGTAGATGAAAAAACTGTATGGCATCTCAATCCGACTGGCAATTTTGTTATTGGTGGTCCTGATGGTGACGCAGGCGTTACCGGTCGTAAAATTATTGTTGACACTTACGGTGGTTATGCTCCTCATGGAGGTGGTGCTTTCAGTGGCAAGGACCCAACTAAAGTGGATAGATCGGCTGCTTACATGGCACGATGGTTAGCCAAGAACGTAGTAGCAGATGACATGGCAGACTGGTGTCAAATACAGTTGAGTTATGCTATTGGTGTTAAAGAACCTACAAGTATCTACGTAGATTCAAACGGACACAATCGTTCAATTCAAAAGTTTATTGAAAACAATATTGATTTAACACCAAAAGGTATTATTGATAGATTTGACTTATTTGGATTTCACCAGTATAGTAATAATTGTACATACGGACACTTTGGCAACAAAGACGTACCGTGGGAAAGGATTGGATGGTAATGAAACAATGGCTTAAACGTATAACAGGCATTGAAGCAAAAGAGCGAGAACTTGCAGAAAAAGAGTTGCAAGTTCTTGAAAAAACTGATCCCAAAGAAGTTGCAACACGCCGTAAACAACCTTGGGTAAATGTGCTAGACATGCAAGTTAATAAAGATAACATTCAAAACGGTTTCTTCGAATTAGATTGGAATGATTATTTTATAGAAGAACTAATTGAAAACGGTTATGGTACCGAAGCGGACAAACAAGAAGAGATTGTCGACAGATGGTTTCGTGACATAGTTTTTAACATGTTACAAGAAGAAGGACTTGACACAGACAGAAATTCCGGTTATATTAATGTAGTACCAATTGATAAAGGCCGTAGTGAGGTATCATGACTTATATTTTAATTGACACTGCTAACACATTCTTCCGTGCTCGACATGTTGTACGTGGCGACATTGATACTAAGGTTGGCATGGCAATGCACATCACCCTTAACAGTATTAAAAAAGCGTGGCAGGACTTTAACGGTTCGCACGTTGTTTTTTGTTTAGAAGGACGCAGTTGGCGTAAAGACTATTATGAGCCATACAAGCGTAACCGCAAAGAACACCGTGACGCTATGAGTCCACGTGAGGCCGAAGAAGATAAAGTGTTTTGGGAAATCTTTGACGAATTCAAAGAGTTTGTTACAGACAAGACTAACTGTACTGTACTGCACAATCCTGTGCTAGAAGCAGACGATTTAATTGCAGGTTGGATACAAAATCATCCCAATGACGATCATGTTATTATTAGTACAGATGGCGACTTTGCACAATTAATTGCACCTAATGTACGACAGTATAACGGTGTAAGTAATACTACTATTACACACGAAGGTTACTTTGATGACAAAGGTGCTCCTGTTGTAGATAAGAAAACAAAGGAACCAAAGCCTGCGCCTAACCCTGCATACATGCTTTTTGAAAAGTGTATGCGTGGTGATACAAGTGATAATGTGTTTAGTGCTTATCCAGGTGTGCGCAAGAAAGGCACAAAAAACAAAGTAGGTTTGTTAGAAGCATTTGCTGACAAAGACAACAAAGGCTTCAATTGGAATAACATGATGCTACAACGGTGGGTAGACCACGAAGGTGTAGAACATCGGGTGTTGGATGACTACACTCGTAATGTTACATTGTGTGACTTGACTGCACAGCCAGAACACATTAAACAAGAAATAAATAACACTATCCAATCTACAGATAGTAAAGACATAAGCCAAGTCGGTATGCGATTGATGAAGTTCTGTGCCCGATGGGACTTACAGCGTATTGCAGACCAAGCGGCAAGTTTTGCAGAACCATTACAAGCGAGGTACAAAGCATGACAATTAAAGCAAAGCCAATTTTAGATAATAAATTTTGGATTGTTGAGGAAGAAGGTGAACGTGTAGGCACACTTTCAAAAGAGGATGATAACTGGGTTTTTTCAAGCAAGGGCAATGTTAGTTTTTTTCAAAATGAAACACAACTTAAAAAAACATTTGGCAAAGATTTTTTAGTTGCAAAAATTACTGCATCAAATGATACAGAACAAGTAGCAAACGAAGTACATGGATATCCAACTCGTAGCACACCTTACAACAGTATGTTTGATATTAATAGAAAACTACCACTGTTTACAAAAAGCGAAAAATCAAAAAGCGTGTATTGTGCAGGATATTATTTGGTAAAATTTAATGTAAATTGGCTTAAAAGTTTTTGTCCAAAACTAATTACTATTGAAAGAAACCAATACATGGGTCCTTATAAAACTGAATTAGAAATGAAACTAGCATTAAGCAATGTCAATAGAACCAATTAACACAGCACCTATACAGCAGTTTATCAAACAAGTTCAAGGTGCTGAAAACAGTAGACAAAAAGATATCAGATTAGATATCACCGCAGCAAAAAATCTAGCCTTTACTCTTGGTGTAGTAATGGCTAGACTCAACGGTGACTTAGAAAAGTTAGTCAAAGAAAGCAAAAGTTCAGACGACGAAATTATTCAAGTTCAAATAGGATCTAGTGGTAATTGGCAGTAATGTGCGTATAAAAAGGCTAAATATATACGCACATATTGGAGATAACCATGAGCAGACCAAAGCCCAAGATATTATGTGAGTTTGTAGACCGCAAAACATTCAAAAGCGAACAAGTGTTAGATGCGGAAGCAATCTGGGCAGTTTTTTACAAAGGTAAACCTTTTAATCTAAAAAGCCAAAATAATATCACTAATTATCCAGGACCTAAATACAAGAAAACAAGTTTTAGTAATCCCGGTCATGCATACAATCTCGCAAAAAAGTTAAATCAAATGTTCAAGTCAACAGACTTTGAAGTGTACAAGTTAACTGAAGGCGAACGTGTGTCTGATGAGTAATAAAGTATTATACACAAAAATATTTTTGAAACAATTAGGACAGGCACTGTCAGAACAAAACGTTCAGGCAATGCTGCCTATTTGGTGGTATAATACAAGAAACAAAGAAGTCGGTGGTTTACGATTGACTGACGTAGGATTTGAAGCAGTGCAGAGAGCCGAAATAGCAACGTACGACATACCATATCCATTGGATATGCCAATGACTACACAGGTAATCATTTTCCTAGACCAATTTATCGATTGTCCGTATTATCTTACTAATCGTAGCATAACTGTAACAAACGAAAAAAAGGCAGTAGAACTTACACTGTTTAGTGGCGACCTTAGAAAATATGGCTTAACAAAAGCCATGAATAGAGGTAAGTCAAATGCAAACAATAGTGAATGACGAAAAAAAAATTGCTGTAACAGCATGGCCAAGATGCGGCACTGAACATTTAGCATTTATTCCTAAAAGACATGCTGAATGGAAAAAAACTAATAGAACTTTTAATGATTTACATGTTCAAGGATATAGTTTTTATGGAGCCGTAAGGCATCCTGTGGAAAGATTTAAAAGTTGGTTTAGTGCATTTATAATTGATACAGAAGAAAACCTCGAACATGATTATATTAAAGATGCAAGAAACTGGAATTTAGAAGATTGCAAGTGGTTTTTTAGACATTTTGAAGTTTCAATGCACTACGACACACATACTGCTTTTCAAAAATATCTTTATAAAAATTTACATAGTCCAACACCAATAAATTATTTTGATTATAAAAATATAGACTGGGTGTGTAACATACCTAATTATAAATTTAATACAGGATTAGGATGGAAATCGTATATAAAAAACACAGATCCTAAAATTGTAGGATACATTGAAAAAAAAGCACAAACAATCTACGACAGTGACATCAAGTGGTATGAAAGTTTAGAATTAATTTCAAAAAAAGGTTGACCTTTGTTGGTACTTATACTATATTAAATGTATAGGCACTGTAACAAAAAGGAATACACTATGTCAGATGTACGCACTAGTTCACCCAGCAAAGTTAAAAAGTCGCTTCGTCATGCTATGCAGAAAAAGCGTCCTGTATTTTTGTGGGGTCCTCCAGGTATTGGTAAATCAGATATTGTAAAACAAATTACCGATACATTTACAAATTCACTCCTTATTGACATTCGTTTGTCATTGTGGGATCCAACTGATATCAAAGGCGTTCCGTACTTTGATAGCAACATTAACAAAATGGTGTGGGGCGCACCAGAAGAATTGCCAGACGAAGAACTGGCAGCACAATACGATAACATTACTGTGTTCTTTGACGAGATGAACTCGGCTGCGCCTGCTGTGCAAGCGGCAGCATATCAGTTGATTCTTAACCGTCGAGTTGGCAAATATAAACTGCCGGACAACGTAATGATTGTTGCGGCTGGTAACCGCGAGTCAGACAAAGGTGTTACTTACCGTATGCCGTCTCCGCTTGCTAACCGCTTTGTTCACTTGGAAATGTCAGTCACATTTGATGACTGGTTCCAGTGGGCTGTAGATAACAAAATCAACAAAGACGTTGTTGGTTATCTACAATTTGCAAAACAAGACTTGTATGACTTTGATCCTAAAGGTGCAAGTCGTAGTTTTGCTACTCCTCGCTCATGGGCTTTTGTTAGCGAACTGCTTGATGATGGACTAGACGAGGCTACAACAACCGATCTTGTTGCAGGCTCAGTAGGCGAAGGTTTGGCTGTCAAATTTATGGCGCACCGTAAGGTTGCATCACAAATGCCTAACCCATCAGATATTCTTGCTGGCAAAGTAAAAGAGTTGCAAACACAAGAAATCAGTGCCAAGTATTCCTTGACTGTGTCTCTTTGCTATGAGTTAAAAGAGGCTTGCGATCAAGGCGACAAAAAGTTTGACGAAAAAGTTAACAACTTCTTGCGCTTTGCAATGGATAATTTTGAAACTGAATTGGTTGTTATGGGTATTAAACTTGCTCTTACACAATATTCGCTTCCAATTGATCCAGACGAAGTAGATTGCTTTGACGAGTTCCATAACCGTTATGGCAAATACATTAAGGCTGCAAGCCCAGCATAAAGTACAAAAGTGAGCAGGAAACTGCTCACTTTTTCTATTTTATGGTTGACAATATTATTAAATATTGTTAGTATTAAATATAGGCACTGAACAAAAGGAATGACCATGTTAGATTTTACTATGCATATGTCGGCTAAAGATACGCAAACAAAACTGAAGCATTGGCAACCAGATCCAGACATTACTGAAGAAGATTTAGAAGTAATGCGTAAAGAGGTACACGAACGTATTATTACTGCTCGTGTAGGTTTGCTTTTGCGTCACCCGTTTTTTGGTAACATGGCAACACGTCTTAAAATTCAACACGCAGACGAATGGCTTATGACTGCGGCAGTTGATGGTCGCAACTTGTATTACAATACACAATTCTTTAATGCAATGGACAATAAAGAAATTGAGTTTGTTCTTGCACACGAAATTTTTCATATGGTATACGATCACCTCGGACGCCGTGACGATCGCAATCCTATGCTTTACAATATTGCTGCTGACTACATTGTTAACAACGAACTAGTAGATGGACGCATTGGTACTAAACCTAAGATTGTAGACTGCTACCAAGACTTTAAATATCGCGGATGGACGTCTGAAGAAGTATATGACGACCTGTATGACGAAGCAAAAAAGAATGGTGAAGAATATCTAAAGCAACTTGGTGAGATGCTAGACGAACACCTTGATATGGAAGGTGACGGCACAGAAGAAAATAACAAAGATGGCAAAGGTCGTCCCAAGTACAGCAAAGCCGAACTTGATCAAATCAAAGACGAGATCAAAGAAGCAATGATCCAAGCGGCTAGTGCTGCCGGTGCAGGCAATACACCTGCAGGTGTGGCACGTTTGATTAAAGAGATTACCGAACCTAAGATGAACTGGCGTGAACTGTTACGTCAACAAATTCAAAGCACAATTAAAAGCGATTATACATTTATGCGTCCTAATCGCAAAGGTTGGCATCTTAATGCTGTGCTACCAGGTATGAACTACCAAGATACTATTGATATTTGTATTTGTATGGATATGAGTGGTAGTATTGGCAATGACCAAGCAAAAGACTTCCTTGGCGAAATTAAAGGCATCATGGACGAATACAAAGATTACAAAATCAAGTTATGGTGTTTTGATACAGAAGTTTACAATGAACAAGACTTCAGTGCAGACTGTGGCGACGAACTCACCGATTATGAAATTTACGGTGGTGGTGGCACTGACTTTATGGTTAATTGGCGTTATATGAAAGACAACGACATCCAACCTAAAAAGTTTATCATGTTTACAGATGGTTATGCTTGGGATAGTTGGGGTGATCCAGATTGGTGCGAAACTGTGTTTATTATACACAGTAATCATAACAAAGATCTTCAGGCACCATTTGGTATCACTGCACACTACGAGGAGGCAGCGTGATAAGAAAGGGAAAGATAAATCCCTTAGATGCATTAGAAGTACGCAGGTTAGAATTTTGCCCTGCGTATTTTGAAGTGTATCAAATAGCAATGAGATATAATTTACATCAATCAATTATCTCTTGGATAGATGATAATTTATCTGGTAGATATTATATTGGTAAAAATGTATTGCTTGACGAAAATCAGTCAATGCAAGCAGCAGTTAAAATTGGATTTGAAAAGCCGAAAGAACTTAGTCATTTTTTATTGGCTTGTCCATATTTGAAGTATAACTAATTGGCATAAAATAAGTATTACAAAGGAGATTATATAATATGTCAGAACAGCAACAAACCGCTAACCCAAACGATCTTACTATCCAAGACCTTGCAACAATGAAAGGCATTATCGATCTAGCAAGTGAACGTAGTGCGTTTAAGCCAAGCGAAATGGCAGCAGTAGGAATTGTTTATAATAAATTAGAATTGTTTTTAAAACAGGTTGAAGAGCAAGCCGAAAAAGCAAAAGCCGAAAAAGAAGCGGCTGGTGTAGGTGAAGCCAAACCTGAAGGAGAGGAGGCCGCATAATGGCTTTAAAACACGTAGGTCGCATCAAGGCCAACAGACAGAAGTTAGTTGTAGCATACAGAACACTACCAGGTGATCCTTATAGTGCTTTGGTTATTCCAACTGCTTCACTACCAGCAGACGAACATGATACTTTGATGAAAGCAGTAGAGTCAGCCGCCGGACAGCAGGCAAATGAATTTTACGAAGTAATGCAAAGAACAAGTTTGCCAGATGGACGTAATATGTTGGTTGGGTTCCATCAACGTGGTAACATGAGAAAAGTTGCTACTAACGAAGTTGAAATGACACCTGATACACGATCAGCATTGCCACTAGACGAACTAAACAATATCATTGCTGAACAAAAAGGTGTAGCACTTGAAGATCTTGCAGTAGGCGGTCAAACACCAACTACTGCAACAACTCAAGCAACAGTAGAAGAACCTGTAGCGGAAGTAACAACACCAGATGTACTATCTGATGATCAATTGGCGGCACAATATCGTAGCCAAGCAGATGCATTATTCAAAGAGGCAAAAGCACTTAGAGAACAAGCAGAAGCACTGTCGCCAACTAAAAAACGTACAACGAAGAAAAAAGAAAGCGTTGAAACATAATAAACACTCCGAACAATACTGGCAGGAAATCTTTGAAGACATCGACATGGAATACCTGCCAGTCGAATATACAAACATGATTATTATCACGTTTGAAGATGGCACTAAATGGGAAATAGATATTAAACGTAGTAGATCTAAACAACCCATTGAACAAATCGAAGAATCATTGAACGAACTGTTTGAAGAATACGAGGACCAGATTACAAACTTGGATTTTCGTATGGATATGACACGATTACGTTCAGAATTAACCAAAAGAGTTAATAGATTTATAAAATTAAATAAATGATAAAATCTCCGCAGGTGATAAATACTGTAGTATAATACTATCACCTAGGAGATTTTTTAATGGCCTTACAGTTAAGAAGAGGAACAGAAGCCGAACGTACCGCAGGCGGCGGTATCGTGTTTG